GTAGTAATCAATGATATGAACCTCTGTGCCAATGTACTGAGCAAACCATATAGCAGTTGAATCACCTACACCTAAATCCCATGCTGTAATGACAGGCTTATCTCTACTGTATCTAACCTTACCGATTCTGCCTTCTTCTTCACATCTGCGCATCTCTGTCGTATAGTAAGAGCCTTCACTGAATATTAGGAATCCGCCTTCCCAAATATGTTTATACATATCAGGACGTTTCTTCTTATCTTCTAGTCTTTCTATCTCTAACACTTCAGGAAACCACTTGTTGTCTGACCAATTCATCTCTACTATCTTAGAGCCATCAGGAGGATTGGTTCTGAATCTTTCATGTGTTGCTGAATACTTACTCTCAGGATTCCATGTAACCCATACCTCTGAGCCTTCTTCACGAACAGTTGGGATAAGTTTAGACCATGCCATATCACTTACACCCTCAGCTTCATCTACCCACGCTAATAAGATACGAGCCTTAGATTTGATAGCATCAAGTGAACGTCTTAGTCCTACGAATGTATATGAGATATGACCATCTTTAGACCTGATGTACTTCTCGCCCACTTCATAGTAATCGTTAAGAATAGGAACTGAGCGTATTGCTTGCTTAATCTCTTCTAGTGATGAGTCTTCTAATGAGTTCATAAACTCACGACCACATAGTATCTGACCTGACCTTCCATCTTGACCCCACAGATAACCTTTCACTGCTGTCATTAATGCAAAGGTTCTTGTCTTGGCAGAACCACGTCCACCCCATGAGCCTCTATATCTAGCTTCACCCTCAAAGACAGGTACTAACTTATCAGGGATAGAAACAGATAATACTTCTTCTTCTAATACTTCAACCTCTTCTTCAGTCTTTATCATCTGCGTCTTTATCATCTGCTCTAACACCTACTAATTGAATCTTAGTCGGTTGCTTCATACTTCCATCGCTTGACATTAGGTCTTGCTCTGTCTTTTCTTTATAGCCATGGTTGTACATCATGAACTTTCCGATGTTGGCGTTAATCTCGTTTTTCAAGCCTTTATTCACTAGAGTATGCTCTTGTGTTAGCTGTACTTTGCCTAACGTGGTCGAAAACTCAGGAAACTTCTTGCCCCAATCGAACATTGTTGTCTTAGGTGTGTCTATGTATAAACACAATCCTGCTATTGTAGGAACAGCCTCTTTTAAGCCTTCCCACTTAGTTAAATACTCATCTGCTTTAGCCTGAATCTCTTCATTGTATTTAGTTGGTCTCCCTATTGGAAGGAAGTTATCTGTTTTCTTAGCTGTCATCTCTTTATTCCCATTGATTCATAATACAAGTCTTCAGGTCTAGGTAAGATAATCCCGTACTCAGACATTAGTATGTCTATCTGCTCAAGGTAATCTTTAAACTCTTTGACCTTTAGTTTTGTTGTGCTTCGTAACTCTTTGATAACACTCAACTTTGTTGTAGTTTCAGTATAACCTAAGAACTTGTCTCTTAATATAACATGTGTTTCGTCTTTAGTATAACCCAACTCTCCACCTATTACGCTTACCCACTCCCAATACAATCTATTCTGCTTTACTGAGCGTGATTCTTTATCGTCCTTTATCTCTATGATAGCCTTGTCTGAATCAGGATACTCTTTAAAGTGAGCCTGTATCATTGATTCAAGTATGTGTTGCTTAGGTTTGGTTCTTTCAATAACTCGTTTCACATCAATCCCTTACTAACTAAAATCTCTTGTGTTCGTTTCATACCCATTAGGTGACTTAGTAATAATTCTTCTTTGCTGTAGTTGCTAGGCTCTCTCAAGTCAATCTTGTTATGGCAATGAAAGCAACCATAAGCGCCATGTATATCTAGTGCCTTCATTCCCATGCCTCCACCGTTTATGTGACAGAAAACTACATTTTCATTATTAGCTCCACCATAACACCCATCTAATCGAATAGTACATGCTTGACCTCTAGCGCTTTTAGTAATCTTACTCATTAATTCTACCTTCTGCTATCTCAAAATACTTATTATCTAATTCAATACCAATGAAGTTTCTGTTTAGGTTCTTACAAGCTACACCTGTGCTTCCAGAACCCATAGTAAAATCTAAAACCGTTTCACCTTCGTTGGTGTATGTTTTTATTAAGTATTCCATTAATGCAATTGGTTTTTGTGTTGGGTGTACGTTATTCATTTTATTCGCATTACTAAACTCTATTAAATTTTTAGGATATTTTAAATTTGTTTTATCACTTCCATTATTAAATAAAGTACTTTGTCCTAAAGTATCAGTTTTATGCTCTTTTTTTCCACCTCTATGCCATTTTTTCC